GGACTGAAAATCCGTGTGTCCCTGGTTCGATTCCCGGTGGCACCACCGCAGAAAATCAAGTAATTCAAGGGCTTCAGAAATGAGGCCCTTTTTTTATTAACCCAAAATACACGAAAATAATGTACTTTTGAACCTGAACCTTTATAAATATTTTATAAATCCATGGCGACTTTTCAGGCAGTGATCCTTAAAGGGGACATTCACATTCGGCAGGATAAAACCAGCAACATCAAAATCCGGATAACCCACAAGGGAAAACCGGAATATATTTCAACAGATTTGTTCGTTCATCACAAAAAATTTAAAAAAGGACAGGCAACAGGGAACGATGATTCGGTACTTTTCCTGAATGGCAGAATCAGGGATGAACTGAAAAAATACACAGACCGTTATCTGAAAATGGGGAGTCTGCCGGAAAGATTGACGGGGAAAGAGCTGAAACAACAATTGATGGAAGAAACATCCCTTGAACAGATCAATTTTTTGGAATTTGCCGATGGTTATGTACAGAATCTTTTATCCCAGGGGCGAACGGGATCAGCCCGCGGACTTACCGGTGTGATTTCAAATTTGAAAAAATTCCGGGAGACAATTTACTTTCATGAGATTGATACGAGCTTCCTGAATGATTTTGTAGCTTATTTAAAACGGCAGGGAGTCAAGAATGCGGTTGACAATTATATGCGTGAATTCAGGCTCCTGTTCAAAGCTGCGAGAGAAAAGTTCAATGATGAAGACCGTGGTATCATCAAAATTCCGAATTACCCATTTAGGAAGTTCAAATTTGAGAGAATAAAGAAAGAAACAGAATTGAACCGGCTCACCCTAAATCAACTCAGGCTGCTTATTCATTATAAACCGGAAACCCAGCGGGAGCAGCTGGGGAAAGATGTTTTTCTGATCATGCTTTATTTGATCGGGATCAATAGCAAAGATTTGTTTTTTGTAAAACCACCGAAAAAGGGGAGGGTGGAATACAAGCGGTTCAAAACCGGCAGGGATTACAGCATCAAGGTGGAGCCGGAACTGGAAGAAATGATTCAGAAATATCGGGGCGCCGGGGAAACCCTTTTCAATTTTTCAGAAATGTATACTGACTATTTGTATTTCCTTCATGCCTCAAATGTGGGCCTTCAATCCATATGCTCAAGGATGCATGAAAAGTTCCGGGAAGAAAACATAGAGCATCCGGAACGAAAACTTGATTTTCCAGTGAGCATAACCACCAACTGGGCCCGGCATACCTGGGCCACCATTGCCCGGAACGACTGCCGGATTCCGAAAGACGATGTGGCCCTGTGCATGGGCCATGAAGACCAGGACAATAAAGTAACCGATATTTACATCAATTACGATTATTCGATTATCGACGAGGCCAATAGGAAAGTAATTGATGAATTTCTTATTTCATAATAGCAACGAAGAGAACAGAAAATGAACTTCAGAAAAAATTATAAATTATTTAGTTGTAATTGTGTATAGTTGTAAATCAATCAGATAGACCGAAATGATATTGTTCAATTAATTCAGTATCATTAAGGAAGTCAAGTTCTTCAGGAAATTCGTGTCGTATTACATAGCCATTTAGGATGCTCTCTTTTTCCGAGAAATGACCTTCCTTGGTTTTGTTGATGAACTCAATTGTTGATTGCATTTCATCAATTATTTCAAGTCGAATTGTGTCCATTAGAAATAAATTTTTGATTTCATTTTAATCTCTAAGTCATTTTTAATTGGCTTCAAATCTATTTCAAAACCACAATTAATGCAAATAAAAGTATCTTTTTCTGTTACGTTTGAATTCTTAATTTGTTGCGATCTCCCATTGGAAGATGTAAATCCAGTTATATTATGAGCAATTCCACATTTTGGGCAATTAAAACCAATCTTTATATTTTTATCCATTGGTATTTTTTGGCCAAATGGAAGTGGCAAAGAAATATTTGGATTTGTTGTAGCATAAGTTCGCATAATTTTTTTATTCCCAAAGAAGAATAATTTGAAGGTTGAGGATTGATCAAAAATAAGGCGGATAACTGTTTTAATCCTGTAAATTATGTCACTAAGGTTTTCGTTATCATCGATTCTCTCTATTATGAGCCATTTTCTTAAGTCTTCAATTTTCAATGAACGTCCATGGGACCTTAGCTTGGTTTGATTTGTCAATTCATCTGCCACTTCTTGAGCTCTTGATAATTTATATTCAGGTGTAACTTCGATCTTTCTGCTCTCAGTGATTTTCCAATTCTTAAATTTATATGTTGATAGCCAGTCTCTTACCAAATCTTTCGCAAATTCCAACGCATTAATAACTTTTTTAATTTCACCTGGTGATATTTGTGAAACAATTATTGCATCCAAAGGATTTAATCGATTATATTTTTCAGCTTCTTCCCTTTTTTCTTCAATCCAAATTTTATAATCGTATGCAGATACTATACTCCTGCCAATTTTAATTTGAGCATCAATAGGACCTAAGCTTCCAGTATCAGTCATATAGATATTATCTCCTGATAAAGCCAAAATTGTACCTGCACTTTTCGCTTCTCCTGCAATTACAAAATTTATTTCATCAAATTTGTTGTGTAAGAAACGAGCAATTTCCTCAGCACTTTCACCACTTCCACCTGGTGTTTCCAAATATATGTCAATCTTTTTTAATTTTTCCTCTCTTAACATATCTTGGAAAATGTAAAAATCATCTTGACATAAGGAGATATTTACGCTTGGATTACTCCCTTTTGCAAAATCTGTTGCATAAAGAAACAAATCCCGACCTGTAATTTGTTTATAATTCTCCATCAATTTATTAAGTTCCTCGTGTAGGTCTAAAACACTTAAATGTTTTGAAATGTAATTGTTAAAAATGCTTGCCATGATATTAGTTTATTTAGGTAATTATTGGTTTTCAAAACGACGTCTCCTCCCACTTCCCCGATCCCGGGTTCTCCTTTTTCTTTTTCTGTTCCAGGAGCTGGTCCAGGAAGTCGTTAATTTCATCCCTTTCCAATTTTTTATCCGGAACCTGGTTGATTCTTATATTTAGCCCCCCAGGTGCTATTTTGGGCGGTTCAATGAATTTGTGATGTATGCTTTCCGGGACCATAAACATGCCATCGCTGGTTATGTCTGCCTTGTACTCGATCTCCCAATTTTCATCAAGATTGATCATTTCTGGCAGCTTGTTCACTGAATGCCGGATTCTTTCAACATCGAATCCCGGACAAATATCCAGCATCTTCAATTTTGCTTCTTCGGTCAGTATTTTCAATATTCGTTCCTTGTCAACCGCCCAGGTATCTTCATTTAAAAAGTGTCCATACCGGTACCAGAAATTTCCGTAAAGGCCTGTTATCTTTTTTTCAAGGCTTTTTATCCGATGACATCCCCAGGGTGCAGCCATGCAAAAACCTTCTTTATCGCACACAATTTGGAAATTTGAATAACATGTTTTTGTTTCCTGCAGGGTGTAAAAGAAATCATTCCGGTAAGGTAGCACTGGTTTCCCGCAAAAGAAAACATTTGTTCCGGCCCATTTTGTTGCATTGAAAATCACGATTGAGAAATCGTCCCAGCGGCCAAAAAGTTCGTCAACGTCTGTTATTTTGAGGATATTTGGGTTATCCGAAAATTGGAAAAACAACCGGGCATGTTTCAGCACGTCGGGGTAAGCCTTCGACCGGCTGGGCAGGAAGTGTATTTCAATTGAAAATTCCATAAACCTAATTCGTATGAATTAAAGATTCCGGAAATTCACTTCTTATTTTTTGTTCAATAGTTTCTTCTGAAGCTTTGTTTTTCATTCTCTCCAAAATTGCCAAGGTTTCTCGGTATTCCATAGCTTCAGGTAACCTGATAAACTCAGCATCTGGAGTATTCTTTTTTACAGCTTCCTCTATTTCATCTATCGTTACTTTAAAGAATTCCTTCCTCAGGTTAACCAGGTTAACGCTTTTCTTCTCAAATACTCGATGCAGTTCATTTTCGAGTGATGGTGCATCCTCTGAATAAATGAGTGCATGTGTATCAAACTGAAAAGGTACAGATGCATCCCCCAACTCTCGAATCCTGTCTTCTGGTTCTAATCGTCGTGTCATTCCAATTTTAAATACTTCTTCTCCAAACGAACCAATGTTCGAAATAATGTAAACGTGACCCCTTTTAGTTTGCTGTGCCATCGAAATTGCTCTCTCCTTTTTTTCTTGGGCTTCCTTTAAGTCTTGTTCAAGTTTTTGAATTTGAGCAAGTAATCTGTCGTGCTTTTCTCCCGTGGACTGCTCTATCTCTTTTCGAGCCTTTTCCAATGCTTTTTGATAATTAGCTTCATCTTTTTCTGCCTCTCGTTGAGCTTGTTCAATTTCCCTTCTGGCTTTTTCCTCTTCGCGTAGTTCTTCCTGTATCCTCCTAAGTTCCTCCTTTTCCTTCTGCTTTTTAACTTGATATTCGTATTCAAGAATCAATTCCTGCTCTTTCAAATTTGCATATTGAAATGATATTGAAACATGAAAACCCTCACCTAACTTATTCAAGGACTCTCTTAATTTTTGAATCCTTTCTTTCATTTGGTTAAAATTATTCCATTTTACCTTGGCGATTATGCTATCACATTCTCCATTAAATGCCCTTAGCATTAACTTTTTGAATTTATTGACTACAACTTTCCCTTTGGCAGCGCTTCCTTCAACGGTCCAACTTGTTGAGCACTTAGCAGCTTCATCATCTTGAATCATTTGTTTTTGCTTGTCCAGAACTTTCTGTAATTCAGCACGATAGTCATCTGATTTTTCGAAGTTATAAACTGGCTCATATATCCCAAATTCAATCAGGTCAAGCTTTGACTCATAGATACTTATCTCTTTCTTGAGTTTTGTGTAGATTTCAAGTGATTGGATATAGTCATTGTTAAGTTTTGCCAACTTAAGATTTACATCATCGATTTCTTGGGATCTTTTTGCAATTGTTGCTTCAAGTTCTTTCTCTGCATTTGATTTATATGTATCAAACGTACTTTTTTGCTTTGCAATTTCTATATCATTATCAATGACAGGTTGGTACTTTTCAAGTAACTTTTTGAGTTCAGCAATTTCTGCAAATTCTTTCTTTTTTAAAAAATCAAAGAATCCCATGCTTAATATTTTATGTTGATTATCACAAGAATAGTCATTTAATACTTGTTCTGTCTCGAAATCTCCTTCACATAAAAGAGCTGCATCACATCGTGCAGGTTCAGTTCAAAATCTTCATAATCAGGGTCCGGGTTCCAGCTGTGGCATGTGATCACTCCTGATTTTACATCGTGTTTCACAATTTCCTTGCAAATGATCCCATCGGTTTTATGCACGATGATAAAAACCTTCGGGATGTGTAGTTTGTTCTGCCAATGCAGTTTTTGAAGCTCCCTGGCAAGGACGATATCACCTTCGCAGATCGACCGCCTGGTACCGTCGTCCATGCTGTCACCTTTTATCTCAAATGCGATGTAATGGCCTCCGTTATGTTTCTTCGATGCGGTAAACTGTGGCTGACATTCCAGGAAATCCGGATCGGCAAATCCGGCCAGGTAACCAGCGTATGCATATTGGCTTATGAGAGGGGCCGTGGTGGCGTCTGAAGGTTTTTTATATGGAACAGTATTGTGGTTTTCTCCTTCAATAAACATGGGGCCATCACCAATAACAAGCCATGTTGGATTAACTTGCGGAAAAGTTCTTAAAATCTTTTCCGTTGTTTCCAGACTTGGCTTTTTGCTTTTATCATTTACAATCCTTCCGATAGTAACATTGTTATTTGGATATCCAAGAGCCTTACTGAATGAATTTATATTCAAATCTAATGCGTCTATCAAAAGTTCAATCCTTTCACTTATTGTTTGCATATTCACATAATGTTTGTTTATATTTGTTGTGTCAAATAAAATTTAATAATATGCCATCAGTTATTGTCCGACATGTGCAACAGAAATTTGGCATTGGCCAAGCAAAAAAACATCCCGACTTTGAACGCCGATTGCAGTACTTGTGGGAAAATCCCTATCTTACTGAAGATATGTTCTTGCCAGAAATTTATTTCTATTGTCAAAACGGGTATTTTATCAATCATCATAAATTCATAATTATACGTGCTATATATCTTTTTTATCGTCGGTTCTTCGAGCCCCGTGGATTTACGAACAAAGGGCCTTTGCCTACTGGCATTATTCCATTACCAGATGGTTCATATACAATGCTTTTTGGGTGGCCATACTACTTGAAAATAGCCAGCAGCGTAAACACAAATACCAATAGCGAAATAACCAAAGTAACATAAGCAACATTTAACGCTTTATTTGCAATTACCAAGCTTTTATACCCAACCCACATATTAGATGCAGTTACATGCCAGGTAGCCTTTCTTACTGCATTTATGCCATAGTCAGTCAATACGGCATGTTTACCGGTTTCATCAGGCTGCAATAAGCCTAGTTTTATTAACTCCCCAAAAGACTCTGCGCTGTCTTTGGGGGTTGTCTTCCAAAGAACGTCCTGATCGCTGTCGTCGTTAATTTTATGAGCAATCACCATTCCCGCCTTCTCTAAATCAAGACTCCCGTTTTCGGTGACAATTTCGAGAATAACCGCACGCAAATAATAATCCTTATAAATTTTAAAAGCCCTTCCTGATATCTTATCATTAATCATAACTCACACATTTACAACTTGATAGTGAATAATTTACATTTATGTGAAAAAAATTCACAAATTGTTCGTATATTCACAAATAGTTTGTTTATATTTGTACCAACAAAACAAAACAAAGAACGATGAAAGCTTTAAAGACCTATTTCCAAAGAAGGCTACGGGTCAAATCGCTGATCCTGGCTACAAAATTTCACTGTGATTCATACAGCGCAATAGCTACGGCCCATGAAATTGAAAAATACCTCATTAACGGTGAGCTTCCAAAGCAGTCTTCAACCACTCAAAACCTTCAACAACATGAATAACTTGTGTGACACCGTCTCTTTTGAGGTAATTCATTTCAATTGTTGTACCTCCATTTTCAGAGTAAACTCGGCCAATATTGTCAATATTGACAATAATAGCTTTTTCACCCCCCCCAGTCTTTTTTTCATTCAGTAACAAAAACCTTCCAACCATATCAAAACATTTTTATTATGAAACTCTATATCGCACCAAAACTGAAAGAACTCCACCGGAACCTGATGAGTGCCGAAGCTTTCAAACAGGCCTCGCTGGTGTACCGCTACATCATTACCGGCAACAGGAAATACCTGAATTCATATGATGAAATCCTGCGAAAGGCTGCTGCAAGCGTAGGTTTAAACCTGCTTTCACCGGAGTTTGATTCAACTTCATTTCAAAGGTAAATACAAAAAATAAACAAAACAATATAAAACAAAACATTACCCTAAAAATGGTACAACAGGAAATATCACAGACAGGCAGCCCGGAGCTCCGTAAAAAGCTCCCCAGGGGTGCAATCAAGGAAATTGCCGATGAACTTGGAATATCCTGGATATGGGCCTTCAAAGTGATCTCGGGAAAGGTGAATGGTGACCCCCGGATCATTTCCCTTGCAATTGAGCACGCAAAAATAGCTGATGAGAAGCGTGCCAGGCTTGCCAATATGATTGAAAGAAACCGCCAGGAACTCGAAGTCCTTATTTAGCCATGGAACCACTCACCACCCGGGAACTTCAGGTAGCCGACCTCATTCATCAGGGGTACATTGAGAAAGAAATAGCCGACCGGCTTTTCCTTTCTCCCGGAACAGTCCACACTTACAAAAAGAGGCTCTTCCAGAAATTGGGCGCCCGCAACATTGCCGACATTACCCGGATTTACATTCTCGATATCAAGCACCCCGGGATGGTTGTGTCCATGCTTTTTGGGCTGGTCCTTCAGTTTGCAACAATGATCGCCGACGACCTTGATCTGAGGCGTCCTGTCCGTGCAAGGGCAAGGGTAGCTTCTGTCAGAACATTTGCCCGCTGTCGTACACGCTCATCACGCACTTATAAATATGAGTTGGCATGATCTACGAAATCCCGGAATACAAACTTGCTGCAATGCTTGAACGAGCTGCTGAGATCGGAGCGAAAAAGGTTCTGGCTGAACAGGGACTCGTGAAAACCCGGATATCCCAGAATGATGCTTTCCGTCGGTTTGGCCGCAAACTGATAACCAGGTGGCGAGAACAGGGGAAACTTGCTCCGGTGAAGATTGGCCACAAAATCCATTACGACCTGAACAAACTCGAAATACTCATAAAAACCAATGATCTATATGGACGAGATGATGATGAAAGTGGAAATCCTGACATGGATGTTCAACCGGCTTTCGTTGCAGCAAATGGAAACATTGCAAAAACTGGCAAAATCGATGAACGAATCCGGGGAGCAGCACTCACAGCCAAATAACACAAGCCATGACCGAAAAAGACAAAAACCTCATCGAACAGGCAAAAAGATTCAGCAGCACCGAATGGCACAAAGCCGACCTGCTGGCCGAACAGGCCGAAACTTCGGAAGCCCGTGAAACATTGCACGATATATCAAAACGCCTTTATCACCGCGAGGAAGCATTTGCTGAATTGCTTTGAAATACAACCTGGCCCGGGTCAAAGGGCGAGTTCTTTCGCAAAGCAGCGGTTTCACTTTGCAATTATTCTTTCTGTAAATAATTCATTCGTTACCACGTAGCCGCTGCTTTTTACGTCCGGGAGCAAATTGTAAAACCATGCCATTTCGTCGGGAGCAAGAGTAAGGGACATACTGAAGGCACAGGGTTATAATTGGGCAATACAGGTTCGATCCTTGTCCCGGACACAAACAAATTCCAAAACAAAAGAGATGACTGAAAAGCAAAACCAGCAGGAAAATCAAACTGTGGAACATGAAAATTTAAGAAAATGAACAGAAAAGAAAAAATAATCGCATGGGCCGGAGTCACCACCGGATCAATTGCCGGTACTGCAATCGGTTACTGTCTGTACTCCTTTCCTCCTTTTCGGATAGTCACCGCGTTCATCGCCATATTCTGCATCCTTGCAATGGCGATACCGGTTATCAAAGTCCTTATTGAAATCAGGAATGAAGGGCGACGGAATGCATACAGGAGTTTCCCCGGCAACTTTGGTTTTGACAAGAAATATGAAAAATAAGCCGCTACCCGGGCTAACAGGTAACGGCCAGTATAAACACTTTAATACCACAAATGTATGGAAAAAAAATTGAATTACGATCAACTAAACCAGCTCGATCCTATCAGGCTGGTCGATGATGAAGCCGTCAGAGAAAACTTCATCCGAACCTTTGCAAAAATTCACGGGAAAAGCGAAACCGACGCCGCAATGGTTTACGAACGCGAAGCCATGTATTACAAAAAGGCGGTTTCTGCCGATGAAAAACTGAAGCAATGCACCCGCTTGAGTCTGTATTCTGTTTTCCTTGAGATTGCAATAAACGGGCTGTCAATCCAACCCGGGAGCAAATCAGAGGCATACCTCGAAGCCAGAGGGACCAAAGCAGGGGGTACCAGGGAAAATCCGGTATACGTTCAAACCGCATTCCTCCGGATTACTGCTTATGGGGAACTGAACCTCCGTATAATGGCCGGTCAGATTGTCCGGATGATGAACCCGGTGGTTTTGTATGAAGGCGATTTTTTCCAGCCTACAACCAACGACAACGGAGTCCTGATCGTGAAGTACACACCTGCCATTCCCCGGAAATCGAAAAAGATTATTGGTGCTTATGTGAGGATTCTCCTGCCCGATGGTTCATCCGATTTCAAGTGGCTGTTGGAAGACGACTATGACCGGTTGAAGAAGTATGCAACAACCAAGACGCAAAATGGCAGTTACACCAATCCTCTCTACAGTTCCGAGAACGGTGGGATTGATCCCGGTTTTCTTGAAGCAAAGACCATCAAACACGCCATGCGTGCCTACACAAAATTACGGATCGGCGAGAATGTCGCTTTCGATGATGAACCCGAAGCGAACGACACCGAAAACAAACAGCCCTTTGGGGAACCTGTCCAGCCTGCACAGCCGAGCGCTGCAAAGGTAGAACTCAAAACTGATGAACCTTTTTAAATTCATTGATCATGGAAAATACATCAACACTACCCGCAATCAATGTTCCCGAACTGGTGAACATTGTCAACGAAGCCCCGGCCATACTGGAGAAAAACACGCTGAGCCGCGACAATGCGGTTTCTTATGGCCAGAAACTTATTGCCCAGGCCGAAAGCCACGGGATGACCGGTGACCTGGACCAGCTGATGTCCGGTTACCTTGAAAAACTCCGGACAACATATAAGACCATCAGCGAACGCCGGAAACCCTTCACCCAGATAGTCGATGAAGTGAAAAAGCGCTTCACAGCCCTGGAGGCCGACATCGCACCCACCGGCAAGGAAAACATTTTCGCAGAGGTTCAGGCATGGCGCAACCAGTTTGCAACGGCCAAAATCGAAGAGCAAAAGCGCCGTGAACGGGAGGCAGCTGCAAAGCTGGCTTATGAAAAAGAGGTTGTCAATATCACCCAGAAAATCGAGTGCAGCATTGCCGAACATTTCAGTATAATACTTTCCAGGGCAAAGAACACCTTGATAGGCACACTTGAAAATATGGACCTTGATTCCATCGATAGGTCTCGGGACAGTATTGCCGGGTTTCCTGCAAAAATGGAAAAGTCAACATTTGCATCTTTCACCCCACCTGCATCTCTGATTTTACCGGCTGATCAGGTCAAAGAAATTACAAAAAATATTATGGCCGGTACTTACCCTGAATACAACCTTACATATCAGAATGAGGTCAATGTCCTCAAACGTGAACTGATCGACAAAATAGAGAGCAAGGTTGCAGAGCTTGAAGAAATTCAGAAAGCATCAGCAGAGGAAGCTCAGCGACTGAAAGCCGAAGCCGAAGCACGACGGAAGTCAGCAGAGGAAATGGCAGCACGTGAAGCAGCCGAAGCTGCACAGCGGGCAGCCGATGAAGCAGCAGCAAGGGCAGCAGCAGCCAGCCTCCAGGCAACCATCGACGCGCAGGCCGACATCACAAACGATGCTCCCAAAGCCAAAGAGGCATACGAGATCATCATCAAGAACCCGGTGGCTTATGCATTGATTTTCCAGTTCTGGTTCGAGAAGGAAGGCCGGGAATGGCCGACCGACAAGATCGAAAAAATGACCATTGGCCGGATGAAAACCTTCTGTGAAAGCTGGGCAATTAAGAATGATGAGAAGATTTCATCGAACCTGATCCAGTACAAAGAAATCTACAAAGCAAAGTAACATGGATACCTATTATTCACGAACCGAAGTCAGCAACTCTGACCTGTCGTGGCTGCAAAACCAGCTATATCCGCGCGAAATGCCCGACCCTACACAGGCCTACCGGATGGGTAGCCTGATTGATGCCATGATCACAGAGCCAGCCCGGGTGAATTTTCTCACCCGGCGGCTCGATGGCGACCAATTTTCCTCGGAAGATTTTGAACGTGCTGAAAAGATGAAACGCGCCTTCCTGACCGATGATTTCTGTGTGAAGCTTCTCGACATATCACAGCCACAAAAGGTGATGGCCCGAAGGCTTGAACTCAGCTTTCATGGTATTGATTTCTTCCTGAACATGCGCTGCAAATGGGATTTCTGGTTCCCGGCACTGGCCCACGGAGCCGATCTGAAAAGCACCACAGCAACTACCCAGGGCCAGTTTGAAGCCAGTATAACGCACTTTGAGTACGACCGGCAGCGGGCAGTTTATATGACCATTGCCGACGCCGAAAAGGATGTTCTGATTGGCATTTCAAAGGTAAATTTCAAAGTCTTCAAGGTTTTCATCAACCGGAAATCTGAACTATACCAGTCGGGAATGTATAAGTTTCTGAAATTGGCCTATCACTGGAATAACCTTTTCGGTGAGGATAAGAGTGCATTGACAAAATCATCTCCTGCGCAACAGAACAAATCAATTCAACAGCAGCAAATGGAACGGTTTGCTGACCTGTATTGCGATGCCTCCGGCAATTGTTTCACCGATGCAGACCCCGGGTTATGAGCCTGTTCAACGCTGATTTTTATCCCACTCCACCTGCTGTTATCGAGATGATGATCAATGATCTGGATATGGCCGGGAAAACAGTTCTTGAACCATCAGCCGGGTCAGGTAATATTCTAAGCTCCCTAACGAATATGGGGGCAAAAACGATAGCATGTGAAAAACATCCTGATCTGGCAAGAATTACAGCGTCAAAAGCGGACAAGTTTCTGAAGAATGATTTTTTCGATGTTGTAGCCGAAGACATTTCACATGTTGACTACATTGTCATGAATCCTCCATTCAGTAATGCTGACAGGCATATTCAGCATGCCTGGGATATCGCTCCCGGTGGATGTCAGATTGTGGCACTTTGTAATTCTGAAACGATAAAGAACCGCTACTCTGTAAGGCGCACAACATTTAGTGACCTGATTGAAAAAAGCGGCCACTACCGGAATATCGGCAATGTTTTCAGCCGGGCAGAAAGGACAACCGATGTAGAGGTCGCCCTCGTTCACCTATTCAAACCAAAATCCGGTGACCAGGAATTTGATGGATACTTTTTCGACATGAATGATGATCAGGAAGAAACCGTCAATGGATCCGGCATTATGAAACACAATGATATCCGGGAAATAGTAAATCGGTATGTCGCAGGTGTCAAGATGTTCGATTCAGTGATTGAAAGTAATTCAACGATCAACAATCTAATTTCTCCTATTTCGAACGGACTGGGGATTGCATTTGGAGCATACCAGACATATACCTCCCGGGGTGTACAACACTCCACCATTACGCGCGAAGTATTCAAAAGGGAGCTTCAGAAATCAGCCTGGCGCTCAATCTTTGATAAAATGAACATGCAAAAGTATGTTACCTCGGGGGTGATGGCAGATATCAATAAGTTCGTTGAACAGCAGCAGCAGGTACCTTTCACTATGACCAACATATTCAGGATGCTTGAACTTATTTTCGGAACCCACTCCGGAAGGATGGACCGGGTACTTGTCGAGGTCTTTGACCGAATTTGTAGTCTTTCGGCTGACAACAGCGAAGCCGGTGAGAAATGGAAGACCAATAGCAGCTATAAGATCAACCGCCGTTTCATTAATCCCTGGATGTGTGAGTTTGACTCCCGCTGGCCTTCTCAGCATGTAAATATCCGGATCGGGTCACGCGAATCCCTGATCGATGATGTTGTGAAGGCCCTTTGCTTCGTTACGGCCAAGAACTACGATCAGGTGATGAACATGGAATATACTGATCGCTACAATCAAGGAGGCATCTGTAATAAAACGTTGTATAATTTTTTCAGCCACAATAAAACTCCGTGGGGCCAGTGGGTGCAGTGGAACGAATTCTTTAGGGTTCGAGGTTATAAGAAAGGCACAATGCATTTTGAGTTTGTGGATGAAAATGTATGGATGGAGTTTAACCTCAGGGTAGCAAAAATCAAAGGTTGGGCACTTCCGGGAAAGACCGATTCGAAGCGGAAAGGTACTGAGCGCACCAAGGGAAAAGCAGTTGAAGTATTTGCCTAAATCAACACAAAGATGTTACTGCGGATAAGAAATAAAAGAGACAGGGAGGCCGTGGCCACGTATGTAACGAAGTTGCCCGACGGGAAACAATTCGACGTGAACATTACACAAAAGCGCCAGAAAAGGACCATCAGTCAAAATAGCTTGTACTGGCTATGGCTTACCTGTATCCATAACGAAACCGGTAACGATAAGGACATTCTTCACCGCGAATTTTCAAAAATGTACCTGCCGAAAAAGTCGGGACATTTTTTCGATGAAGTGGTGGAGCACCCAGTTTCAACTACCAGTCTCGATACAAAACAATTCACCGAATATCTCGATAAGATTCAGGTTTTTGTCAATGCCGAGCTGGGTATTAAACTCCCAAATCCTGAAGACCAGATTTGGGAAATTTTTTATGAAACCTACAAAGACAGGCTATGACACGCAAATCACTTATCACCGTTAAGGATGCCACCCGGATGGCATTCCGGTCAATGGACACAAAATTTCTCTCCATAAGGCTTTGCCAGTTGGTCCGTCAACTTACCGGCAGGGCTTACCTCATGGATGGCACTATTCTGCGCCGTCTCCGGGAACTCCGCGAGGAAGAACCCGAAAACTGCAATTACCAGGTGATTGACAGCGAACGATCAATTTATGAGAAACAAATAACTGAAAAACAAAATGGACAAATACAATTTCAATACAAAGCTGAACCTTGCTTGCAGCACTGACGAAAACCGGCCAATACTCGGGTGTATCCACTTTGAAAACGGTTTTGCTTTTGCCAGCAACGGAAATCTTGTTATCAAGCAATCACTGAGTTATCACTCGGTTTTAGAACCTGAAAACCTCGATGGGAAAAGTATCCACCGCGAGAACTTCGCAAACATCATGCAGTTTGAAATTGCTACTGCTAATGAAGATGGAATTTATTGCCGGAACAAAGACGGCCGGTCAGCATTCTTTGAATACTTCGACAGGAAAGGACAGGAAGTTCCCGACTTTGAAAAAGTCATTAATCAGTTTTCTGCAAGGGGAGTTGATTTTATTGGTGTCAATCCCAAGTCCTTTGAAATTATCAGCAAAGCCCTTTACAACGGCGACCAGGTAAGAATCAGGTTTGCCGGTGTCGATAAAGGGATGCTGTGCGATGTTCCGGCCTGGGAAGACCAGGTCGCTTATGTAATGCCAATAATCCTGAACGGAACATTGTTCTGATATGCGCCTGATAACCCTGAATAGAAACCTCTACGTGATCCGCTTTCAGTACCTGCCCTCGCTGGTCGATAAGGTGAAAGAATTGCCCGAGCGACGGTGGAACCCGGAACTGAAAGCATGGACCGTACCAGCCCGGCACAAACAGGAGGTTGAAAATTTTGCTTCTGCCCACCGGTTTACGCTTGACGTTCCGGTGGCGGAGGCTCCCGTTTATGAGACCGACTATCCGGAGGTATTGCTTCCAGAATTAACGGTTGATATTCCCCTGAAAGGACGTATGTTCGATTTTCAGCGTTCGGGGGTGGCCTACATCCTTCAAAAGAAAAAATTGATCGTAGGCGACCAGATGGGCCTTGGAAAAACAATCCAGGCCATTGCAGCCATTACAGCTGCAGAAGCTTTCCCCTGCCTGGTGATTTGCCCGGCATCGCTGAAATTAAACTGGGAACGTGAATGGAGAACATGGACAAAACACAAAGCTCTGATTCTTTCCGACAATGTAAAAAGGACGTTTAAGTATTTCTATGATTCCGGACTGGCAAAGGTTTTCATTGTGAATTATGAAAGCCTGAAAAAATACTTTGTGGCCGAAATGCCAAAAGACACGAAGAAACTCACCCTGCGCGATATAACTTTCAACGGCAACAAAGACTTTTTCAAGTCGGTTATCATCGACGAGGCCCACCGCGTGAAGGATCCGAAAGCACAGCAAACGAAATTCACCCGGGCCATTGCCGACAAAAAAGAGTGGGTACTTGCCCTGACCGGTACACCCGTAGTCAATAAACCTGCTGACCTGGCTTCACAATTGGCTATCATTGGCCGTCTCGGTGACTTTGGAGGATGGAAACATTTCATGGACCGTTACGAAAACCCGGGGAAACCAGCACTGTTAGAGCTGCAATACAAGCTGAAATCGAACTGCTTTTACCGGCGCGATAAGTCCGAAGCAACCGACCTGCCTCCCAAAACCCGGCAAGTGGTGATGTGCGATATTACAACACGGAAGGAATACACCGACGCCCTGGCCGATTTGGCCGACTACCTAAAGAAGTACCGGCAGGCAACCGACGACCAGGTGGCCCGGTCAATGCGTGGCGAAGTGATGGTACGTATCGGTATCCTGAAAAACATTTCTGCCCGGGGGAAACTTGAAGCTTGCTATGAGTGGATCCGCGACACACTCGACAACGGCGAAAAGTTGATCCTGTTCGGACATCTCCGTGAGGTACTGGGAGCCATCAAAAAGAAATTTCCGGCAGTCAGCATCACCGGCGAAGATTCCATCACGGAGCGCCAGAACGCCATAGATCGCTTTCAGAATGATCCCGGGGTGAACCTGATTGTTTGCTCCATTGCTGCAGCCGGTGTGGGTATTACCCTTACAGCATCGTCCACAGTCGGGTTTATCGAGATGGGATGGCACCCGGCAATTATGGAGCAGGCAGAAGACCGGGCACACCGTATTGGTCAGAAAGACCATGTGAACTGCATTTACTTCATCGGTCGCGATACAATCGATGAATGGGTTTACAAGCTGATCGATGAAAAGCGCAACATGAGCAACCTGGTAACCGGAGCAAAGGATGATGTGGAAGAAAGCATCATGGATTCAATCATTGAACTTTTTAACCAGAAGTATAACATTAACTGAATAATGACAACAAAAGCAAAAAAAGGAGTACGCAGGAACTGGTGGCAAATCCTGCTGGGCCTCGATTACGTGGCCAACATCCGCACGAAAGAAATCCACCGTGTCGAATCGAACTGTAAATGCTTCAAGGATTTTATGAAGCATAACCAGCGGTTTGTATCCGAAAAGGGCTTGCACAGGCTCTTACAAAAAGGATACAACGGGTGCAGGCATTGTATGCCGCAGCGTGATACCGACAGAAGATGACCCAGGTAGTTGTTTGAAATCAGAATTCAAATAATGAAACTATCAGCCTACATTATCCCTGGGATAAAGCGGAGCTTTGATGAAATAGTATCTGCCGAATTCGGGGTGCCTGTCGAAGGGATCAAAGCCGCTCGGAGGTTCAGGCCGCAGGTCGAGGCACGACAGTTTTGTATGTGGTACCAAATGAAGTTCATGGGTTATACCCAGAAGCAGGCCGGTGGTTTATATGGAAAAGACCACGCCACGGCCTTGCATGCCGACAGAACAGTAAGCAACCTTTTACAGACCGACAAAGGTTTTATTGAAAAGGCCAACAGGGCTATAAATAAGTTAAAAATGGCGGGATATGGCATTTAATCAGAAAAATACTATGAAATAATGCGTAACAATTCAGACAACAAAAAATCCTATGCTGAAAAGCTGAAAGACCCACGCTGGCAAAAAAAACGACTGGAAATCATGCAACGTGACGGGTTTAAGTGTCTGGCATGTGGTGATACCGAGACATCGTTACAGGTACATCATAAGAAGTATGTTTCAGGAAAAGAGCCATGGGAATATTTAAATTCAGACCTTATAACTCTATGTGAACATTGCCATTATGAATTGGAAAGGATTACTTCATTCAGGGAAGAATTAAGATTACCATACGGCAATATTCGAATATGTAAATCATATGGTGGAACCTTCAGAAAAATGTATGTTTCATTTCCAGGATATTTATTTCACGCAATCTATGATTCAACTGACAGAGAAATATTCAGCTGGGTTATGGAAGCTGAGAAAACAGGGAAACAATTTTTGGAACTGGTTAAAAACTCATTTGATGGCAAATAACAAAACAGGTTTCAATTATTTCAATGTTGATACTGATCGGTTTCAGGACATAAAAATTAAAAGACTTAAAAAAGATTTTGGTTGCAATGGTTTTGCTGTATACGAATACATTTTAAACGAAATCTACCGGGTAAAGGGCTGTTTCCTTGAGTGGGATGAAAATACTGCCTTTGATGTGGCCGACTACTGGGGATTGAAAGAAACACAGGTGAATGAAATAGTTAACTACTGCTGCTCGGTGGGGCTTTTTAATAAGGCACTGCTTTCAAGTGGGAGGATACTTACTTCACTTTCTATTCAAAAAAGATTTGTTGAAATGTCTATTCGTGCAAAAAGAAATGATTGCAAAATTCCAGAAAAAATAAGGATTATTCAGGAAGAATATAAGATTATTCAGGAAGAATCGAAGTTAATTCCGGAAGGTTGCGACAATAGTAAAGTAAAGGAAAGTAAAGTAAATAGAGAATATAAGAATATTCTCTTGTCGGAAATCAAAATTTCCGACTTTCCTCAATTGAAACCAGAATACTTTGAAATTGCAAAATCATTTCAGCTTTTATTTAAAAGAAATCTTATTGATGCCGGAAGTGCAACAACAATAGTTGATAAAGCTAAGGGAACCTGGATAGATGATATCCGTTTACTGATCGAAACGGATAAATATTCAATTCAGAATTTGCGTGATGTATATCAATTCCTGCAAAAAGACACTTTCTGGAAACAGAACATTCTCAGCACTTCTAAGCTTCGTGAACAAATGTCAAAAATCAAATTAAAAATGCACAATGGAAAAGGTAGATCAAATCATAAAGAGGGTACAAGTTGGGAACAGCTTGCCAGCATCGTATCAGGTGCCATCTCCGGAGAATAATGAAATCAGTGTTTATTTCGGGGAGTTAAATCCGGAAACAATTGTAAAAAGTGTAGCAAGAATAAAAGGTGCTTTCCCATCATTACCTCCTGAATTTTACCAGCTTTTCATTGAAAGGTTGAAAGAGAAAGGTTTTACTGATCAACGGTTAAAAGAGGCTGTAAATAATGTTATTGACAACTGCATTTACCCGACTCCAACGCTTGCAAATTTTTTAAGTTTTGACAAAAGGGTGAAGTTGTTTGATTACCGGCAAGTTTGTTCAATGGTTGTTAAGCAGGAAGTAAAATTCGATGATTTCTCCACATTCAAAATCAGCGGTAATACTTTCTATGTGAGAAATAGTGACAAAATAAAGTACAACATGCCAGATGAAATTAGATCGTAGCCAAGAGATGGAAGGATTCACAATTTTTTCGAACAACCAGGGCTGTGGGTATATTCATTTTGACCGTGACATTATCAAAAGTGAGTTGAAACACATTTCTGTAAGTATTTGTCGCAAAAAAATACATCCCGGCGATTTTACCGATTTGTCGGGGCATTTCTGCCGCGAACTTGAGTACCTGGGCATGTTGGGCGAAAATGAAATGATTTTTAGGATTGGGGAAATTACTGATCTGTTTCGTACCTCATATCTGTACCAGGCTGTTTTCAGGATTGATGAAGAAAGGATATTCGAAATGTTTTCACCCGGGGCCGGGCGTGATTTTTTATTCAAAAATGGAAAATGGAAATAGCATGAAAAAACAGAGAAATCAAAATCCAAAAGCCTGTTATACTTGCACCTTCACAGGCCAGTGTAAATGGGAGGTGCATTTCAAAACTCAGAAATTAAATAGCTGCCCGGATTACAGGGAGAAAGGGAAATGAGCAACAATATTCAAATAATCGACGAAAAATTCTTCTGGATGGGTTACAGGTGGTGGATCCGTGAACGCTGGGGAAGCATCCACCCGAACAAAAAATGGATATGGTACGATCCTTCGTGCATTCATATCCTCGAAAACAATCACCTTGCCCTGTCGGTCAGGTACAATCCGAAATATTTTGACACGATCAACGGATTTTCCAATTTTGGTACCGGACAGATATGTTCTGTTGATGATTTTTCATTCGGAAGGTTCACCATCGAGGCAAAGCTTCCAACCGGTACCGGAACATGGCCTGCATTCTGGATGTATTCCCCGGACACCTGGCCTCCCGAAATCGACATCTTCGAGGGATACAGCCGCCAGAACAATTATTCGAATAACCGGTTGTTCAAACGCAAATACAAAGTACTCAATTGTCTTCATTTGCGGGACGAGTGGAATTTGAAAGGAGGTGAACCCGAGGCTCCTTTGGCAAAAGTATTCAAAGGCAATCCTGCCGAAACCTTCAATTCATATTCACTGATTTGGACCGACCAGGAGCTGGTTTTCCTGATCAACGACCATTTAATCAGGCGCATAACCGACAGGGAAATTCTTTCCCGCCTTGCAAATTACAAAATGATGGTACTGCTCAATAATCACATTGACGGCAGATACCTGAAAAATTTCACGGTTGGACAGCCTTTCTTAATCAACAATTTCATTTATGAGAAGTTATGACAGTTGACTACAAGAAATTCTATCGCAACTGCAAGTCAAAATACCCATTTGTGGTTCATGATCTTGCACCGGTTTCACTGAAAACAGAAATATCCATATCAGAGTTACACGGCAACTTTATCGATATTTCAGGTTTCTCCCACGATCATTTATTGAGGAACTACCAGGATTCTCAACTGATATTTATCGCTGTTGTGATGATGATTTCCGACCCACACTGTTTTCAGTTCAATGTGCGCCTTCCGCATAAAGTCGAATTCCAGCTTGCCAGCCTCTTTGCCTGCAACCGGAAGAAAATTTGGTACAATTCAAAAAATGTCAAAAATTACTACCAGGTATATCCCGATTTCAGAACAAAGGTTGATCATTTTTACAGCCAAATGAAATCAATATGAATTCAGTATCAATAAAGGTTTCCTATGTCAGATTATCCGATTTACAGAAGTATCCGAAGAATCCTCGCACAATTACTGAATCCAGCCTGCAGGAGCTTTGCCAGTCAATTGTTGAAGACCCGCTTTATTTCGAGACAAGGCCGATAATCTGTTCAAACCGGACCGGTACCCTTGTCATCATTGCCGGGGAAAAACGATTTCTGGCTGCTTCAAAATTAGGTTTCGACTCGGCACCAGTTGCAGTGATACCGGAACTGACAGAGGAAGACGAACAACGGATTCTCCTTAAAGATAATGGTTCATTTGGAGAATGGGACTATTCTTTGCTTCAGGAAAATGGTTGGGATCTCGCTTTTGCTCAAAACTGGGGTGTTGACTTTGACTTCTCAAAATTCAGTTCTGATAATGAGAAAAGCATTGTCAATGATGAATACGAACAAACAGCGCACCTCAGATATCTTGTTTTTCAAAATTACAGGATACCTCTTTCTGATCTGGAGGAATCGAAGTTGCAGGCCGCTATTGATAGCTATATGTCCGAAAACGGAACTTTAATTGGATTTGTAAATTATTTATTGCCCGGGAATGAATCAGATTGTTGATATTGACATTGCGACCATCAAAGGCGCCAGCTACAATCCACGGGAAATTACTGATGAGAAGATTTCACGTTTGCAGGAAAGTATCATGCAGCTTGGAATCATTAAACCGGTTATTGTGCGTAAAGAGGATGGAACCATCCTGGCAGGCCACCAGCGAACAAAGTCTGCAACTCTGATTGGTCGGAAATCGATAAAGGGGTTTTTCCTTTCCGATGTCAATTCAACTGATGAAGTCCGTTTTAACCAGCTTCATAACCTCTCTGAATGTGAAGTTTCAGAAAAGGCTCCCAGGATAATTATTAAATCGAAGCATCCGGAAGGAGAATTTTCGATTGTAAAGAACAGAGACATTGAAATCCTTTCACCAGGTGAAAAAAACCAGTCTGTCAATCAGCTGTCAAAATTGATGCTCCGGTATGGCCAGTTTGCGAATGCCGTAATAAATCCCCAGGGTGAAGTTATTATCTCTGCTATTTACGCCAAAGCAGTGAAATTGCTTGGATATGATTTGTGGGTGTATTGCCTCCCTGCCGAAAAAGTATCGATGGCCTTGAATTTTTTCTCAATGGAATATGGGAGCTTTTCATACAAGCACATTGCGAGGAAAACTTATATTCAGTCACTGGCCCAGAAAAACCGACTTCGCACCGATTCACATTCCCACAGTACACTGTATGAGAAGGTAGTTATTCCGAAGTTGACAAAAGATGTCAGTGTGCTTGATTTTGGCGCTGGCCAGCGTGACTATGCAAAAATGCTTTGCGCTAAAGGGTACCGGATTTTTACCCTTGAATTTTATCTCCGACGTCCTGGCGCCGATGTTATTTGGATGGATGAAATATCCCGTGATTTTGCAAAGATCGAAAGGCACCTATCTGTAAACGGACAGTTCGATTTTGTTGTTTGCGACAGTGTCATGAATTCAATTGATACCTTACAGGGGCAGAATTCAGTTTTAATTACTTTGTCAGCATTATGCAAAAAAGATGGATTGATTTTCTGGTCAGGGATTCCGCGCAAATTCAAACAGCGACATATAGACCGGAAGAACACGTGTGATCATAGAGAATCGTCGGCTTTTCTCGATGAAAATGGATTTACAGGGAATTTCCGGTATGGTGAATGGTACTTCCAGAAATATCATACACGTGACGAAGTTGAAACACTAAACAAACAATATTTCTCTGACCAGTTTTCAGTGTTTGACAAGGGAATTCCTTCACCCTCTGGTGAACTTCATTCTTCTTCATTTCAGGTAGAAACCGTCAATGAGAAACTTCCTTCCGAAAAGGAGATAATTGATGCATTGACTTTTGAGTTTTCACTTCCCCTGCCTGGAGGCGAAAGGCACCAATTTGTTGACCGAATTTTGGCTGCATACCAGAAAAGTACTTTTAACAATCAGTCTTAACAAAATATGTTATGGCAAAATTGAGAACAAAGGGGGAGCGCGAGCATGACATGCTATTGATATCTGAACTTTTTACAAAAGGAAAATCGTTCAGGGAAATTGCTTTTGAGGTCAATCAGCAGCATGGGCGAAATATTACGCACGTCACAGTTTTCAACGATGTAAAGCATATTTTGGAAGTATGGAAGAAAGACCGGGAGAAGCTCATTGACTACCACAAAACCATCGAACTTGAAAAAATAAACCGGCTTGAAAAAACGTACTGGGAAGCCTGGGAAAAGTCAATTCAGAGTGTTAAGAAGTCGGAAGTAAAAAAACATGGTTCGCCGCAATCGGTTGACAAGGTCGAAAAACGCGATTTTGAAGAAACCGGCCAGGGTGATCCTCGCTACCTCGATGGTGTTCAATGGTGCATTGAACAGCGATGCAAGATCCTCGGCATAAATGCTCCTACAAAACACGATTTTCAGGGCAACTTATTCCTTGAACTGATGAAAACAGCAACCAGTGAACCTGAATGAATACAAATCGGTTTGGCAGGCATGGCAGAACGATTGGAACAAATTTGCAAGGGATGTCCTGAAGGTAAACCTCGACCCCGAGCAGCAGGCTATACTTGATGCCGTTCAGGTCCATCCCCGGGTTTCAGTTTGTTCGGGTACTTCACGTGGAAAAGATTTTGTGGCTGCAGTTGCGGCCATTTGTTTTTTATACCTGACTCCACAATGGTCAAAAAAAAGGGAGTTGATTGGAAATACCAAGGTTGCCATGACAGCACCGACCGACCGGCAGGTAAAAAACATCATGTTCCCCGAAATTTCCCGTCTTTTCAACCGTGCCGGAATTCTCCCGGGGCGATTGGTCGGTTACGACATCCGTACTGAATCGGAGGAGTGGTTCCTTACCGGATTCCGGGCCAGCAAGGATAACCATGAAGCCTGGTCAGGCTTTCATGCGGTAAATACCATGTTCATAGTAACCGAGGCTTCAGGTATCGAAGAAACCATTTTCAACGCAATTGAAGGGAACCTGCAGGGAAACTCCCGGATGCTGATTGTTTTCAACCCGAACAGCCCGACCGGATATGCAGCCCGGAGCCAAACCTCTCCGAAATGGAAAAAATTCAGGCTGAACTCGCTTTCATCGCCCAATGTGATTGAACGCCGGATTGTCATCCCCGGCCAGGTCGATTATGAATGGGTGAAAGACAAAGTTGAATCCTGGTGCACAATGATCCCAACGAATCAAATCACACCCGACAAATCAGATTTTCAGTGGGAAGGTAACTGGTATCGGCCAAACGACCTGTTCCGGGTCAAAGTACTCGGAAAGTTCCCCGAAGTTTCATCTGATACGTTGATCCCTCTTGAATGGATCGAACAGGCACAGCGTCGGTGGGTTGATGAAAACATACCCAGGAAAGAACCACTGGGCCTTGGAGTCGATGTTGCCGGTATGGGTCGTGACAATTCGGTATTCTGCAAGCGGTACGATTATTTTGTTGAAGGGTTCAAACGGGTCGGTAAGGCAGGAACTGCCGATCATATGACCGTGGCCGGAGAAATTGCCATTCACCTGAACAACGACCGAAGAAACAAAGCATACATTGATACAATCGGCGAAGGTGCCGGTGTTTATTCCCGTCTGGTCGAACTGAATTACAAGAATGCAATCTCCTGCAAGTTTTCTGAATCGGCTGATGGATTGACCGACATCACCGGGGTTTACAAATTTGCGAATATGCGAGCTTACCTTTTCTGGGCCATCCGCGACTGGTTGAATCCGGCTTACAATTCAAAAGCCTGCCTGCCATTGTGCGATGAACTGACCGAGGAATTGACCCAGATCAAATGGAAATTTCAGAGTAACGGATCAATCATCATTGAACCGAAAGAAGAAATAAAGCAACGGATACACCGCTCGCCCGACTGGTCCGACTCACTTGCCAACACATTTTATCCGCATGGGGACCAGGAACATGTTCAGGATTTGGAGGGGGTGTTTTTCTGAATTTTCGTTGAAATACATTGTTTTCATTATTCTTATCTTTGATGATAAGAAACTCAAACTTAATATCATGGATTACAGGACAACAGAAGTTTATAAATTTTTGATTGCTTTAGAACATTATGCTTTAGGTGATTTAAAGCTTTTTCATAAGCTTGCGGATGATGCTGAAAAAATTGAAAGAGAAAAAGAAGATGCTGAAAGAATGGAGAATGAATGTGATGAAGTTGAATCAAATGATCCTCCAACAACAAGGTATCCTTACAGTTTTGAATTCATCCATGGAAGACCTTCGCCATGCAGAGCAACTATTCCTTTTGCTTTAATGATTTTCTCATGTATGGATGTTTTGGGTTATATTTTGAAAGGTGGAGATCTTAATAAATGGGAGAATAAGAGCTCATTTGGGAATATTAAACGATTTTACGAAGAAGTGTCAGACCAGATTAACCCTGATGATCTTAATCGCTTGGTGAATTTATTTAGACATGGATTGGCTCATAATTATTTTCCAAAACTTGGCCATTCAATATCCTATCATTCGAAAAATCCTCAGTCTCTTTTCTTCCCCGATGGAAATAAAAATTGTTTAAATGTAAATATTCTTGAAAATCACTTTGTTGAAGGTTTCCATAAAATTAAGGATAATGAAAGCTTATATGAGTTAATGGAAAATAATCTTACATATTTGAATAAGTATTATGAGGATGCTAAAGATTTACTTAAAAAAAATAGTCGCCTCCCTTAACAAAAAAAAAGTCCCCCCTACATGGAGGACTTGTATCTCCGACTCAGAAGAATGGACGCTTTTATGAAGTAGCGGAGATTGTATCAAAAATATGATAATTTTGCTAATTATCAAAAGAATTGGACATGAATCGTCTTTATTTTGGAGACAACCTGGAAATCATGAAACGCATGTATTACCAGGAACATCAAAAGGAATTCATCGACCTGATTTATATCGATCCTCCCTTTAACAGTAAGCGGAATTACAACGTCCTATTTGAGTCCGTTGAAATGGACGATACCAAAGCACAAAAGGAAGCTTTTGCTGATACCTGGAGCAATGTGGGTTATATTGATACTTTAAACGAGATCAAAGAGATTGACTTGAACCTGTTCAATTTTCTGAACGCTCTTGATAACATCAACATCTCAAAAAGCGCCATCAGCTACCTCGCCACAATGGGCATCCGGATATGGTACATGCACAAGCTGTTGAAGCCTACCGGGAGCTTTTATTTGCACTGCGACCCTACGATGAGCCATTACCTGAAAATTGAGTGTGATTTGATTTTTGGGGAGAAGAATTTCAGGAATGAAATAATTTGGAAAAGATCAACATCTGGAAGCAGTAAATCAATTGCACAGCGTTTTGGTTCAGATCATGATGTGATTTTTTACTTTGCTAAAAGCGAGGCACATAGATTCAACAAAATTTATTTACCATATCCCAAAAGCGAAATTGATAAAAGGTTTAAAAAAAGTGACGAAAAAGGAAGATATAAGGATGCTGAATTGGCAACATATTCACAGGAAACCTTAGAACAGCTAATAGCTGAAGATAGGCTAATTGTCAATCCAGGTGGAAAATATCGCTACAAGATATATTTAGATAAAATTAAAGGGGTTATTGCAGATGACATATGGACTGATATTTTCCCTATAAACTCGATGGCAATGGAACGCCTCGGTTACCCGACCCAAAAGCCCGAAGCCTTGATGGAACGGATAATAAAAGCCTCCACCAACGAAGGTGATCTGGTTGCCGACTTTTTTTGTGGGTGCGGTACCACAATAGCAGCCGCTCAGAAACTCAACCGCAACTGGATTGGTTCCGACATATCCCATTTGGCAGTGAAATTGATCAGCAAACGCTTGGTTGATACATATGGAGAAAATGTAAAAAACACCTTCGAGATAAACGGTTTCCCGAAAGACCTTGACTCAGCCCATGAACTGGCCTCCGGGGTTAAGGGAGGGCGTTTGTTATTCGAAGAATGGATAGTCGAAGTAGAACTTCACGGCATCCTGAATGAGAAACGGAACACTATGGGATATGACGGCCACTTTACATTTGACATGAACGGTATAAAGAATGTAAGCCTGATAGAGGTAAAAAGCGGAGGGGCCTCGCCAACACAACTTAACCATTTTGTGCGAACAGTTGAAGACAGAAAAGCACAAATGGGGATTTTTGTGTGCTTTGCCGAGGAAGTGACCGACAGCATGCGCAGGATAGCCAAAAAGCAAGGCCTTTTTATGGAGGGTTTTCCTTATGAAAAAATTCAGATTCTTACCGTACAGGATATTCTTGAAGGTAAGCGCCCAAACCGGCCAGCCTCGAGAACTGAAACATTTGGCACACCTGACCGTGCCCCTACCAGGGATGAAGCAATAAAAGCGAAAAAAATCATTTCAGATGCACAGCAGCAAAAGCTCGAGTTATAACTAAAAACCTAAAACTATGAAAATAAAGACTGCCATTTGTTTGATGCTGATTTGTTTAATAACATGTTTATCTTCATTTGCTCAATCGAAAAAAGAAATTTCCCAAAGACTCCAGGTTCTGGAAAAAATCAATTCGGATTTTCAAACCCAGTTTGAAAATTTGAAACAAAGTTTGAATGATTTACAGATAGAATTTAACCAAGTAAAAAATGAGAATGAATTATTGAAACTGCAAATTGCAGATTTGAAAAAGAATTCTTCAACTCAATCTTATGGGATTGTAGGGAATCAGGAACAAATCAACACAAATTCAACACCAGGTAGATGCAAAGCAATTACCGCTAAGGGGACACAATGTTCGAGAAACGCAGAGCCTGGATCGGATTATTGCTGGCAACATAAAAGCACCTACGAACCTAATTCCCAACCGAGAAATTTAACATCAACACCAAAAAGCTCAGGTTCAGGAAGAGTAATACATACAGGTCCCCGTGGAGGAAAATACTATATTAACAGTAAGGGAAACAAAACTTATATAAAGAGATGAAGTGTACTTTTATTACATGTTTGTTCATCCTGCTATTTCAAAATATTGAATTTGATGGCAAAGTGATTGGTATTGTAGATGGTGACACTATTATTGTCCTGAATGAAAACAATGAGCAAATAAAAATTCGATTGGAAGGAATTGACTGCCCGGAATCAAATCAGGATTTTGGGAACAGGGCAAAACAGGAAGTCTCAGGACTATGCTTCAAAAAAAATGTTCATGTAATTCAATCCGGAACCGATAGATATGGGCGCATGTTGGCAAATATTTATTTGAATGATCTTTGTATAAACAAGGAGCTTCTTAAAAGAGGTATGGCTTGGCATTTTAAAAAATACAATTCTGATGCCGAATTAGCAAAATTGGAAATAGAGGCAAGAAAAGAAAAGATTGGATTGTGGTCACATCCAAATCCAGAAGCGCCTTGGGATTTTAGAGCAAGAAAAAAATAGTCGAACTTGTTGATTGTGAAAACAATTGAAAAAATAATCCTTATTATTTTTTCATTACCTTATTGCCTGTTTCTTGTTCTGATGACTTTGGTGATGAAGATATTTCTTGTGGCACTTGTAATGGCAACCAGTTAACGCGAAGCTTGACAGACAGCTACATGAAAGATAATAGCAAGAAAGACAACAAAATAGCATATTTACACTATATATAATAAATTAAAACAACTGAGATGAAAACAATTATTAATCTTAATTTTCAAATGGGATCAGAAGGTGAGAGACCAGACGATGTTTCATTAAATAGAGAAAGTATTGTATTAGAAAACATAGGAAATATTCCTTCTGCTGGAGATTATGTTTCCTTTGACAACCAGAAAGATATTGAAGTCCCATACTTGGTAAAAACTCGACTCTTTGAATATCGTTATAATGGCAAAGAGGATTCTTGGTCTATAAATGCTAACGTTGTGGTTGAAAGACAACCTCAAGAATTATACAATAAGTTGATCCATATGTAAAGAAAGCCAGGCGTTAACAAAGACTCCTTGCAATAAGGTTTTCAGTGGTAGTCCAAGCGTTCTGCCCCGCTCAAACTTCGGTTTAAAGGTGGACAGGAAATTAGTACGCTATCCCTTACTCACATAACCCCGACCGTTATATTGAGGTAAAAGAGGTGGGATAATATTACATTAATAGCAATCATAACAAAACATATGTAGATAGGTCTCATTGTACTTGTCTATGATCCTTTTTTGTAATTTTGTATCATCCTTCCGGGTGAGTGCAGGCTTGTCTGTAAAGCGAGTAGAGGCCACCGGGAGGTATTTTTTGTACATTTTTCAAAATGTCCATTTTTTAACCTCCGGAATAGAATTCACCCACAAACCCCTCTCTAACTTGCGCACAAAAAGAGCGCTATGGTTATTGAGGATATTCTCCTTCTTCCTGCCGAGAAACAAGTTTCGGAACTCAAAAAGGGAAAGACCGTCAAACTGCCCGATTTTGAGGAACTGAAAAAGCAGTGGGACCCAAAACAGCACGATGTTTTCGATCACGCAATCCGACCCGATAAAACTGTGAAACGGGTTACAGGGAAAGATAGCCAGGGGAAGGATACTTACACAATATCGCTTGAAAAAGTAAACCGGATTGCAGTTCCTTTTCAGAGGATCATTGTGAACAGGGCGGTTGGGTTTCTCCTGGGGAACCCGGTCAGGGTGAAAAGGTACATGGATGAAAAAAACAAAAACCAGAAGGCACTGGCCGATATGGTTGACATCACCTTGAAAGACAACAAAACGAAATACTTTGACAGGAAACTGGCCCGGACAGTGAAACGTGAATGTGAGGCTGCTGAATTGTGGTACCTGGTCGAGGATGAAGCTTTCTGGAAAAAAACGGTGAAAAACTCCCTTGTGAAATTCAAAATGAGGGTACAGCTTCTTTCTCCGGGGAACGGGGATGTCCTATATCCCTATTTCGATGAAACAGACAAGTTAACTGCATTCAGCCGGGAATACAAGGTCAAAGAGGGAGATAAATCAATCTCCCATTTCGACACATGGACCGAAACAAAAATCATCAGGCGCACCTACCGGGAATTATGGATAATTGAGGAAGCCGAAAATTTGCTGGGGAAAATTCCAGTCATTTATTACGCACAGGGAGAACCGGAATGGTATTCCGTACAACCGATGATTGACCGGTTCGAGAAAAAGGCAAGTAATTTCGGCGACACGAACGACTATTTCGGTGCGCCCATGGTGAAAACCCGGGGGAAGGTATTGTCGCTTCCCGAAAAAAACAGTTCCGGAAAGACGATTCAGTTGGATGAAAACGGAGATGCCGACTATATGTCGTGGGACCAGTCACCGGAGAGCGAGAAACTGGAATTCGAGTTGCTTGAAAAAATGATCTACGCAATGTCGCAGACTCCGAACATCAGCTTTGAGCAGTTGAAGGATATCGGAGGCGATCTTTCCGGGTTTGCTATAAAACTGATGTTCACCGACGCCCATTTAAAGGCTGAAAATGACATTGAACTGTTCGGGGAGATGTTCCAACGCAGGTTAAACCTGCTAAAGCATATCCTCGGAACGGTTATCAATACTTCCCTATCGGCTGAAGTTGATAATCTGGAACTGGAACCAGAATTCACGCCATACCTGCCGAAAAATGTAAAGGAAATCATCGAAACGCTTTCAACGGCCAGGGGGAACAAACCGCTTATCAGCAAGGAAACAGCCCTTGAAAACAATCCTCTTGTGGGTGATGTTCAGGGAGAACTCGACCGGATAAAGTCCGACAATGAGGAAGAAATTGAGAATGCACAAAGAGAATTAACAGGAACATTCAATCCATGACAGTAGAAATAAAACCGAAATATTTAGTTGGTCAGCCAGTATGGTCCCGGGTTGGCGATTTCCAGAAAGGAATAGTTATTGATTGGAGTTACCAACGACGGACAAACACGATCACTTATCAGGTTACATTCGATCCTGCATCCACTTCAATGTGGTATTTTGAAGAAGAACTCAGCGACGCACAAATCTTTAACTGATGAAATCGAATGAGGCAACATTACAATCATCGTGCGTGCGCTGGTTCCGGTACCAATTTCCGAAGCTGGCAATGTTGCTTTTCCATGTTCCCAACGGTGGATCCCGGAATGTCATTGAAGCTTCAAACCTGAAAGCCCAGGGAGTGGTCCCGGGTGTTGCCGATCTGGTACTTCTGGTTCCGGCCTCAGGATATGCCTCTCTTTGCATCGAAATGAAAGCTGCAAAGAATAATCAAACAAACCTGCAAAGAGAATTTCAGAAAGCAGCCGAGACAGCCGGAAACAAATACATCGTGTGCCGGTCGTTTGACCAGTTTCGTGACGAAATAACAGCATACCTGGATGGCCGAAAGAATTGAAAAAATAACCGGAATATACGAGCGCAAATTGCTGCGGCGATTTCTGCTATCCGACCACCAGATAAACAGGCTGTATTCCGACTACACCGTAAAAGTCGCCGATATTCTTGCACAATACCGAACGAAGAAAAACGGAATTGTCATCCGTGTTCCTGATCTCGACAAGCAGCTGGCCGGGGAGACTGATATATTTAAGAAGCAAATGAAAAAGCAGATTGAAGAAAACCAGTTGTGGGCCTTTGCTGCGGCAAACGACAAAACCGATGATATCCTGAAACCGTACATAGAAAATATTCCTTCATCGATTATAGCGAAAAAGGGACTGTTCGAGCGGAACGAAGAAGCTTTCAGGGAATTCCAGAAGCGGAAATACGAAGGGATGGACCTGTCGGGCCGTGTCTGGAAGCTGTCGGACGATACGGTCATGCCGTTGATCGAAGATTATATCGATAACGGTTTAGTTACCGGGCGACCAGCCAGCAATATTGCGCAAGACCTGAAGCAGCTGCTTGAAAAACCGGACAATCAGTTTCGCCGTGTGCGCGACCCGAAAACCGGGAAACTGAAACTATCAATCCGGGCCCGTGAATATAGTCCCGGACAAGGGGTTTACCGCAGTTCCATCCAGAACGCAAAGCGCCTGGCACGCACAGAAGTCAATATGGCCTACCGAACAGCCGACCAGGAACGGTGGAAAATGCATGATTTCATCCTGGGCTACGAGATCCGTTTGAGCGACAACCATCCGGTTCCCGACATTTGCGATGCTGCAGCCGGGAAGTATCCGAAATCTTTCCGATTTGTCGGGTGGCACCCTGCCTGCCGGTGCTACATGGTTCCGATCCTGGCCGAAAAATCAGATTTTATAGACAGCCTTGTCGATGGGAAGAAACTTTCAGGCCACATTGAGGATGTTCCGGATGGATTCAAAGAATGGGTTGCTGCAAACAAAGAAAAAATCTCTGGGTGGAAATCTCAACCTTTCTGGGTGCGCGATAATTTCAAAGACAAGAGAATTGAGAATGGAGTAAAGGAATTATTGAGTGGTTAACAATTGTTTTTTTGAACCCATGAATTTCCAGAATTGTATTTTATTATTTCGCCACATTCAATTGAAAACATAGTGCTTATTGGCTCCAGCTGAGTCCTAATTAAAGAAAAAACTCTTATTTGCGCGTCTGGGAAAATATCGTGTAACCTTAATGCACAACCATAAGCTGTCCTTCCCAATGTCATCACATCATCAACCAGAGTGATTGATGATGGATTTTCAATAGTACGTATTACCTTAATACTGTTATAATGTTCATCGATTGAAGGTCTGGTTTCAGCATTATAACAACTTGAACTTTTCCTTATTGGAGAGGAACGTCTCAAAATATCTGCAATATTTGATGCTAATCCTTTTTCAATTAGACATTGAGATATGATACCTGGCGATCTAACAGCACCATCTAAAAATAAACTACTTCCTGGAATGGGTATTAATGTTACCTCATTATTGAAAAAGGAAGTAAAACTTCCTTCAATTTGATCAATGTGGTCAATGGCTCTCTTTATTGTATCTATACGACCAGCTTTTATGCTACTAACTAAAGACTTTGCTTTACTACCCAATTGTGTATAATCTCTTGGGCAGTAATTAAATAAAGTCATATAATGTAACCTAAAAGGCAAAGTCGACACTGGAAACGAAACTTGGAATTTCTTCTAAAACTAATGATAGATTATCCTTCTTCAGAATCTGGGCCCCATATTTTAACATTTCTTTAGCCCAAGAAACACTCGGATTTTTAATAACGTTTTCCATTATGAAAACAGACCTGCCCAACCTTAAAGCCTCCCAACCTTGATGTCTAGTTCCACTATTTTCAGAAGCCTCAACAATAACTGTAGCATCGCTAAACAATGCCATGGTTCGGTTTCTATCCGGGAAATTCTGTTTCATTATGGGATATCCATATGGGAATTGTGAAATTGCGAGGTGATTACTCTTTATGATGGTGAGTAATTTTTCATTAGATTTTGGATATGAAATATTTAATGGGGTCCCAAGAAAAGCAATCGTCTTGCCATTTAATGAAATCGTTGTCAAATGTGCGACAGTATCGATCCCTTCAGCCAAGCCGCTTACAACGGTAATCCCTAATTCGACTAATTTTTTTGTAATTGACCGAGCTCTAATTATGCCTTCATCAGAAGGTTTCCTGCTACCAACTACGGCAACTTTAATCCCTTGAGTTAAAAGAGAAATATCACCATCAAAAAAAAAGTTTTTGGGTGCGTTCTTCTTTTCAAATTCACTGAATTTGTTAATGTACTCGGAATAAATAAAACTATTCATTTGATATTCAGAGTTTTAATATCAGAATTTGCATTACCATAAATATAATACAAAAAAAGAAAATATTACAGACCAAACAATTATTAAATGTCTTATGTCTGAAATTTAGTGAAAATATTTTTGACATTTTGAAAAATGTCCCATTTTGCACCCGCAAATCCTTTTCCCCGGTAAATACTTTCAGTGAATTTTGGTCACAAAACATTGTGTAACCAAAACTTCATCGATGAAAGAAAAAATTTTAGCTGCCCTGAAAACCAAATACACAAACCTGGGGTTTGGGGAAAAAGCATTTGCAGGGGTAGCCGAATATCTCGCTACAACTGTAACCGAAGAAAATCAGATCGAAACCGCAATTGCAGGGGTCGAGCCATTGCTCAAATCATTCCAGGGCGATATTGACAAGCGGGTTAACGACGCAGTCGCTAAAACGAAAGCCGAACTGGAAAAAAAGCCTGACACTGCAGCAGAAGCCGCAGCCAAAGCAGCAGCCGAAGCTGCAGCGAAAGCCGCCGGTGAATTGCCACAGTGGGCAAAGGAAATGCAGGCAAAACTCGAAGCCTACGAAAAGAAAGAATCGCAGGCTGCACTCTCGCAACGGCTCAGGGACAAACTCAAAGAAAAGGGTGTAACTGAAAGCTTCCTGAAGCGCATGTCGCTTACCGTTGAAAGCGAATCGGACATTGACAAACTGGCTGGAGAAATTGAAGCCGATTTTGTCGCAACAAAACAGGAACTGATTAACAAGGGCCTGGTTTCCGAAACACCAAAACGGGCTTCCGAGGCCGACGAAAAGGCCGAGATAGACAACTATCTTAAAGAAAAATTCCCCGAAGAAAAAAAATAATCAAAATTCATGTACGTAAAATCCGAAACAGGAACAGAACGCCCTCTCCCGTTTATCAACGTGATCGAGGACATCCCCGGTGGCGGCACCCTGGCAAAAGCCGATGTAAAGGCCGACACCGTTGAAGTCTTGGAGGGTGCTGTTGTTGGGAAAGACACCAACGGGCTTTATCACCTGGTAAAAACGGCCAAGATCGTTTCAGGTGGTTCAGCATCGGCACCCCGCATAGCCAAGAGCCATGAACTTAAAATCGACGACGTCATTTCAGACGGTGTGGTTGCTTTGACAATCGCCTCAATAACCGTCGGCGAAACATACGATACGCTTTCCTTCGATTCTGGTTCCCTCACACTCTCGTCAGCAAACCAAATCCTTTACCAGGTCGAAACAGAAGACACGACTGGTTCGGGAACTGCGGCAACAGCGGTTGTTACCGATGATGTTGCCGACACGCTGACCATCACCATCCCTGTGAAATCGAACCCTGCCAATTTCAACGGCATCACCGTTACCATTGAGCAGAACGCATCCGATGCACTTGCAGTCTCATACGCTGCCGGGGTACTGCTGATCAAACTTGCAAAAACAACCGCTGCAAGCAATAACGCAGCTGCAATCCAGGCAGCCATCCGCGCGCTTGGGGTTGTTGCCTCTGGCATCGATTTCAGCCTTGCAACCGCAACCGGAGCAGTGGGCTGGGACAACAACCAGACCGGTGCTGTCCTTACAGTTCCGTCCGATGATCTGGGTGGTGGTGTGAACTACGGTGCAAAACCTTACTTGTACACTCCTGCCGGTTTGACCCTGAACACGGTTGATACCTCCGAATCCGGTTTGAACGCCGGTGCAGGGATCATGGTCAGTGGCACAGTGAAAGAATCGCTGCTGCCTTATTACATCGACAGTGCTATAAAGGCATACCTGCCACACATCCGCTTTGAATAACCCAAAAATTGAAATGAAATGATTGAAAGGTCACTTTTGAGGCAACTCACAAAATCGAATGTTGAAGCGTATGTCAACAGGGCAAGGGAAGCATACCTGAAAACCATGTTCTGGCAACAGTTCTTCCCGCTGAAATACACCACGCAGCTCACCTGGGAATCTCTTTCCGGATCGGGAGGAAACCCGGTCATGGCTGATGTGGTCGAATACAACGCAACCGCTCCGCTGAAAACTCGCCGGGTAGTTGCAAAAGCATCGGGCGATATCCCGAAGATTGCGCTCAAACGCAAGATGGACGAGAAAGATTTCAACGATTACAATACCATCAGCGCAGGTTCGCAGGGCGATGCCAACAAAACAGCATTGCTCGATATTGTATTCAACGATATCGATTTCTGTCTCCAGGGAGTACTGGCACGGACTGAATTCCTTGCGATGCAAGCGCTCAGTTACGGATCGATTGCACTGACAAACTCGAACAACAACGGGATCATAACCGAAACCAGTGTTGATTTCGGTATTCCCTCGGGGAACAAAACTGCAGCAGCGGTCAACTGGGCTACAGCTGCAAGTGCTACACCAATCACCGACATCCAGGCGAAAGTCGATTCTGCGAAAGATGCAGGATATTCTATCAATTACGTGGTCATGGACAGGGCAGCCGTCAGGCTGATGCTGGCAACCACCGAGGTGAAAGATAAGTATGCATTTTTCCAAAGGATCACCGCCAGCCGGAAAGCCGATGTGGCGCTTGCCGATTTCAATGCGATGATGGAAGCCTATATGCTGCCGCAGGTTGTGGTAGTCGATAGCTCCGTCCGGTTTGAAAGCACGGCACACGCACTTTCAACAGTGTCGCCGTGGAAAGCCGGTTACATTGCATTGATCCCTGATCTGAAGGTTGGAAACGTACTCCATGGCCCGATTGCAGAAGAAACAAGCGAAACCTTGAAGAAAATTGCAATCATGGTGAAGACCCAGCATGTGCTCCTGACCAAATGGTCGGAGGTTGAACCGTTCGGCGAATATACCAAGGGCCAGGCTAACGCTTTCCCGCGGTTTACCGACGTGAACAGCATCTTCCTGATGAAGCACAATGCAACTTCATGGTCTTAACCGAACATGAGCGATGACAATTCTCGAAGCAATTCAATCGACCGTTTCAGGATACCCTCTGCCTGTCAATACTTTTAACCGGGTGTTGACCGACAGGGGGCTATCCGGAGCCGACACCTATTCAGGTACCTCGCGCGCTTTTGAGCTTGCAACAGCCGACATCTATAAGGTTTTGGCAACTGCAGCAAACATAAGCGAGGGCGGTTTTTCTGTTTCGATAAACGATCGTAAAACGTTCCTGGCAATGGCAAATTCAATATACTCCCAATATGGGGTATCTGCAACCGGGAACACAATAAGCGACGCAACCGAAAGATGGTAAATCAATATCCACATACAATTACTGTCACCCGGGAACCGGTGCCTCCCAAAGACGGAAACGGCGACTTTCAGCCTTCTGGTTCATCCACAACTTTCACCAGTGATGGGCGTGCCGAACCTGCCGGGAGCAATCCGGTAATACGGGGAGCCGATGGCGATGTTGAGCAGTATGAGTATGTGGTTTACATGCCACCGACAACAGAAGAATTCGCCCATGGCGACCAGGTATCCATCACATTTGAAAATGGCACGGTACAGATCGGAAGAGCACACG